GTAGTTTTTTTCATGGTTTGTATCCAACCCTCCTTGGTTTAGTGTTATACTTATGCTAGAGCTTGCATCAGCCAACCCTGTGCAGGCTCTATTTTTTATTGACTTTGTAGCGATCTAATTTCACCCCCTTTTTCTCGGCTAATAGTATCCGGCTACGCACTACTGCAGGTGCGATGCGCAATGCTGCGCCCACCTCAGCAAACGTAGGGTAGCGGCCAAAAATACGCTTGTGGTTTTTGAAAAAATCAACTGCCTCTTGCTGCTTTTCGGTTAATTGTTGCTTTGATTTCATGTTCTACCCCTGATTATCATTACCAACTGATGCGCCACTCACTCGTACTCGTGAGTTAGGCACGTGTGGTTGTGTGGCCTCTTTGATTTTTATCCTTGCCAACTGGTGCTTTTTCGCCAACTATCCAGTTGTAAGTTTTATCACCACGCACCCCATCAACAATTTTAGTAAAATCTGGCTCAATGTACTTGCCGAGGCGGCCGGTACGATCCTTGGCAACGTATTTATCACTGGATGGATCCACGATAATTACACGCTTTGTTTCGCCGGTTTCGGTGTCATTAACAGTTGTCATGTAACCAACCACATCAACGAGGTTTATCAACTCCTCTGATAGTTTGGTAGCAACCATAGGCCGTTTGATCACACGCCCCTCATCGTCTTTTTCCTGCACGTGAGCAACAATAACAATGTTTTTGCCACTATCACGCATTACCTTTAGGAAACTGCGCATTGTTTGCTTGAGCCAGCCCCAACCAGCCATGGTAGGGTTGCCGTCTTTTTGCACAAGCTTACTATCTGCTTTGCTGATCATGTAGCGTATCAGTTTTTCCATGAGCTCACCGATTGGATCAATGATAACCGTATCGTATTGATCAGTTAGCGCTACCTCTAAAAACTCCTGCATATCATCCCATCCCTCAATGAGCGCAACCTGCGCCTCAATGCCACGCAAGCCAAAGTACTTGCTGCCGTTTTCACAGTCTGCGATGATTGGCCGAGGTGCTGTTGCAGCAAACGTAGTTTTACCTACGCCACCCTCGCCATACACTACCATCAAGATTGATGGTTTTTCTGTTGGATCTAAGCTGTTAAAAAGTTTCATAAACTGTAATCTCCTAACTCTTTAATTTCAGGTAATAGAAACACTGGATCCTTATCGCCAAAGGCTAGGATCTCATCAACACATACACGTAGCTTACGCTCACCGGCCTCAACAAACTCAGGTGATGCATGAAAATACTGCACACGGTATGGCGCAACAGTTTCAGCCACACAGAACATGTAGCGCACTTTTTCAAAGTCTACGCCGGCAAAGCTGGCAGTGATAAGTGTATATACTGCTGCCTGCAGATCGTAGTGCATCCACGATGCCTTTTTGAAAAACTGATCAAACTGAGCAGTTGTTTTTAGATCGGTGATAATAATTTCCTCTTTGTTCTGTATGTTGAGGCTATCACCTTTGCCACGTAGCTCAACGCCATCATCAGTTTTTGCAAACATTTCCTGCTCATATTGGAAACCCTTGCCAAGCAGGTAAGTAGGCGTGTGTGGGTGATTTTCTATGTTTCTTACAATCTCACTAGCCGCATCAAACTGTGCTTGTGTGATGATGTTTTTACCTGCAGCAAGCTGCTCATCTCGCCACTCTTTTGCTACCTTGGTTCTAAAATCAGGAAACTCGCTAATAGCAAAAGTATCCTCACCACCAAACAGTACCATGTGTGCTAACTGGCCAAGGTCAATAAATGAACTTGCCGGCTCTGGCAACATGCCTCGCTTACCGGCTACTGCGTAATCAATACCACTCTCAAGTATTTTTTTCATTGAGGAGTATGACCACTCAGGCCTTTTATGATAGTTTATATTTTGATCTGTTGTGTTATTCATGCCAACCCTTTCATGCATTACTTAACACCTCTATGATATATCATGGCGTAATATAGTGTCAAGTACATTTTTTACACCCTAAAAACCACGGCCAAGCGGTTACTATTTACTATTCACTTTTAACTTTAGGATCAAGTACGCTACTACCCTTATCATCGTTACCCATCGTTTGGCCACTTGTATTGCGTGTGATGGATGTTGATTTTACTGGATATAGGGCACCGCCGGTACTTTGGCTATCCACTGTTTGTACGGCACGCTCTCGCATGTCGTGCTCAAAATCCCATAGTATATTTTTAACAATATCTTTATGGGCTTTGCGTTGTTCGGCATCGCTGTAAGTAGCCTCTATATAGGTAAGTAGTTTACCCATTAAGTAACTAAAATCTTTGCCATCAACAATCAGCGCATTATGATCGCCACCAGGTAATGTGGTAGGGCTCTTTGCACTCACCTCATCCTCATATACCCTTGCGGCAATAAGTTGCATGTTTTGGAAACCATCAGGTACCACAAACTCAACCTCTGCACTAAATGTATCCTTAACTGTCGGCACATCAACGAAACTCTTTACAAAAACTAATTTTACTGCTCTCATATTAACTAACTCCTTGACTAAACTAGACTTGGCCGTGATTGTTAAGGTGCTTTAGCTTATTATAACAAAAATCACCCCTAATTTGAGGTGATTTACCAGAGGCTAGCTGTTGTTCTGGCTTGCGGCCAGGGTCATAATGTTGCGCTTGGTTTTTAGTTGTTTGTTTTTGTTTCAATCAACTGTATATATAATAGCACACTGGCTTTATTTTGTCAATACTTTTCTGAGGCCACCGCTGTTATAATCTGCACATATCTGGCGCTGCTCAGCATCAAAACCACTACCATCATAGATCTTGCACTGGTAGGTAAATACAATATGGATGATCACGTACACCCACAATAAAACATAAACCAATAGTGCGATGCCTAGCACTATCAAAACCCACTTTATAACTCTTTTCATGGCATAATTATACAACTTATGGTTTACAAAGCACAATCACGTGCGCTATGATAATGGCACTGCACTTCAAACTTAAACTACTTGTTTTGCAGTACAAAAACACCGAAAAAAGCAAGAGGGTTGCTTGCATTGTTTGTTATGCATTGGTATAATGTAACAGTAGTTTAGGTTTGTAGTAATACTCCTAAAAAGCGCCCACTCGCTGAGGCGCTTTTTGTTTGGCAATGGTGAGGCTAGGGTTTCTACTACCCACCGGATCACCGAGGCATGTAATGGCCTGATCATACCGGTACACACCGTGAAAACCACACGGCCACAAGTAGAGCAAAGGCTAGGCGTATGGCCTGTTATACGCTCTCTGCACTGCATGGCATCATGGGTACCTTAACAAACAGATCTGTTTTAACTTGTCAAGAGTATTGTTTTACACATGTTGATAAAGTTGAGGATAGATCTCATATAAAAGGCACCCTACTCGCACGATACATTTCATGCAGGTAGAGCGCATTTTGATGGGTTAGCCTCCTGTAGCCACAGAAAAAACCAGAGGCTTATTTGTCGTGGCTTTATTTTGTGATATGCTAGTTGGATAGCGCAGCGGTGCCCACCCCCTCTGCGCTTTTTTAATACAAAAAATTAACCGCCGGTGGCGCAACGGCGGTATTTTGTTTTATAATACGAGCTTTGTTTTGCGCCGCATGAGCGGTATGAGATTTCAGAGTTTTGGAGGTGTTAAATTGTAGATCCAAGGTGCGAGCCTGCGCCCTGGCTATGTTGTAATTATACCACTTATGCTTGCTCAGGTGGATCAATATCTGCTGCAAAGTCAAGGCCAAAATCGGCCTCTGTCATTGTTTCTGCAGCCCACCTAAGATAGATCTCGTGCTCATGCTCAAAAATACCATCGTTTGGCGGTGCCTCACGATCTATAGCAAACAAGCCAACGGTTTCAATCAGAAACTCAGCGCCGCCATTATCTACGGCCACGTTACACATCTTGCCATTTTCCATATCCCAATAGCGCAGTATGTTAAAGCCTATATTTTTCCAGCGATGCAGCACATCATACGATGGCGCAAGGTGTAACTCACCATCCTCAATAGGCACGGTGTGTATCTTGTCTGGTTTTATCCACTCACTCATTTTTTGCCCTATCTATTGCCAACTGCATTACGCTCACTGGCGGTTTAGGCGGTGGTAGATAGTCGTTATCCCAATGCTCGTGTTGGCACCGGCACATTTTGATTACGAACTGGCTGAGGGCTCTAAACTTTTTTTCTGTTGGCGTTTTGTACTCACACCGTGGATGGTACACATGTTGCCTATCCTGATATGGCTCGGCAAACCTGCAGTTAGCAGGATCGCACTCAAAGCTCACATCCGGTGGGGTAACTGCCAATCCATCTTGATCTAATGGATGTGGCAGGCGTTCCATTACGCCTCTGGATCAGTGAACAACTTTTTAATGAAAACCGCAGCACCGTTGATGCCGCCAACTAGCGCACCGGCTAGCAATGCGTACACCAACATATTTACTGCAGCAACGCCGTCTTGAGCGGCCTTGATAAAGTCTGCAGCAAACAATGTGAGGGTAGCTGTAAAACCGCTAAAAAAAGCGTACAGCGTGGCTTTAATGATAGATTTCCACTGTTCAGTTGATACATAACTTGGTTTCATGGTTTTTACTCCTTACCAAACTTACTTAAAATGTTCTGTGCAAACTCACGAAGTAGCGCAATCAGGCTGTTCAAAGTGCCTTTTATAGCGCCAATCTGAGCATCTTGAGCTTTATCGTAATCAGTAGGTGCAGGTGGTGTGGGTACTGGCACCGGTGTTGGTGTTGG